ATGGGGAGTGCGGGAATGAGTGACGAGTGCAGCATTTGCCACGGCACTAAGCAAGTCAAAGTTGGTTGGTCGCCAAAGCCAAGAAGCACATACGGCATAAAGGTCGAATATGATCCTTGCCCAGCTTGCACACCACCGCCGCATACGTTCCATGCAAAACAAGTGATACATCAGATCAAAGAACTGCGCGCCCGCACCGTGCGGGCTAAACTGGGAGAGAAAGAATGAGTGACGAAGAACTGGTGAAGATGGCACGACTTGCTCAGCGTGATGACCGCATGGCCACAGGTGCGCTGTATGGTGATCTTGCCGACCGCTTCGAACAGTTGAAGCGTGAGAACGATAGGTTACGTCTGACGATAGATGCTGTCGCAAAACTTGGCCGGATTGTTGGTTTTCTAGGTGACGACGAAGATCGTATCTCTGCGTTTATCGAAGCGTGTGGTCCTGACCTTATCGAACGCGCCAGCACCACGCTGGCTGAACTGGAGGGGAAAAAATGAGTGAAGAACAACAAGGGTCAGAACAATTCGCCCACGATACCGAACGCAAGTTGCGCGACCGCATCGAACAGTTGGAGCGGGAGCGGGATGAGGAAGGGATCAATCACCTAGCATGGAAACTTGAAGCAGAAGCAACACAGGCAAATCTTATCAAGGCGGTGGAGGCGCTGCGGTTTTATGCTGAGGGCGAATGGCCAGAAGATTATCCCGGCGGCGTTCTTCATGATGTCGATGGCGTGACGCACATTGATTACGGGCATAGGGCCACCACCACGCTGGCTGAACTGGAAGGGAAAAAATGCGAGTAAGAGTCAGAGGCACGATCTACCAGTCAGTCAGAGAAGTCGCAGAAGCCTTTGGGATGACGCGGGATGGCGTCTACGGGGCGATCTACCGGGGCAAGGCTGACTTGATTGGCTTGGGCAAGACAAGCCCAAAGAAGACAGTCATAGGCGGCGTCGAGTTTAGGTCCATCAGCGCAGCAAGTAAGGCACTAGGATTTGACCGCCGCTTCTTGCAAGATGTGAATAGAGACGGCGGACCAAAACGAAAAGCGCGGTTCGAAGCTGCCGTTGCTGCCTATCTTGAAAGGATGAAGCAGTCATGACTTCGACGGCAATCAAGCACGTTATCATCAGAAGTCATGCAGCATATAGCAGTTCTGAGATACCAGAGCGGCCCGTAAGTCTGACTTGTCCACCTTGGGAAAAACCTGATGCCGAGCATACAAATAAGGCTATTAAACTGTCTCAAGCACGCAAAGCGGCTGCTATCGACACAGAGAAACAGCGAACTCAAAGAAAGCCTCGACGAGATTGAAAATCTTGTCAAAGCCCTCTTGCGCGGTGACAGGTGACTGCGCTAGGAATGGTGGCTGAGGGGCGCATCAAACGGCAAATGGGCGTTTCGAGCAAATGGTAAGTTGACGGACTGCGCTACGGCCCAATCAACAAAAACCTAGCCCCTCAACGATTTCTGGAGAGAACATGACTTCTGTGCGCGAGAATATCCTGACTGAAGCGACGACCCTGACTGTCGGGGACCGCAACGCCTCCTACGGAGCGCCGCACGGCAATCTGACTTACATGGCGAAGCTGGTCCAAGCCTACCTGTTCGGCAAGCACAACGTCGAACTGAACTTGGACTCCGAGGACATGGCGTGGATCATGCTCATGGCGAAGGTGTCGCGCACCAACGCCAGCTTCAAACACGACAACTATGTTGACGCCGCCGCCTACGCCGCTATCGCTGGCGAATGCCGAAATATCATCAACGGAGCGGCTTGACAGCGGCTAGACTATCGAACTACTCTACACACAGACAAACACACGAGACACGCTAACTGCTATGACCATGACCAGCGCACCATCGCAACGGCCCCATGCTCAGTCTGTGTTTGTTCTAACGCAACTGGAGGGCTAAATGGCAATCGACCTTTTCAAAGTCATCGAAGAAGGTGTCGCGCTGAACAATTCAGCGTGGCCTCTGCATGGAAGCAGCGACGAGTTTCTTGACCGCAATGCGGTGCTGACTGCTTCCGAAAATCTGCGCTGCTTGCGCGAATTGAAGTTTTCCAAAACCACACCCCGCGAGAGCGGAAAATGGGGCATGGCAGAGCGCGGACACGCTGTCGAGGCTTGGATCGTCGAACAACTGCGCCGCGCCTTGTTGCTGCCTATGTTTGCGGGCGACGAACAGCGGTCGTTCCTGCACGACGAGAGCGGCCTGTCTGGGACGCCTGACGGCCTTGTGATGGTGGACGGCAAATGGATACTGCTGGAGTTTAAGTCAGTCGATCCGCGCACCAATCTGGAAGCGATGACGGCTCCTAAGCCGCAGCACTACGCACAGGTGCAGCAAAATATGTGGCTGCTGGCGATGCACAACTACCACGTTGCGGAAGCGATAGTGCTGTATGTGGACGCTTCTGACTTTCAGCGGCACAAGCAGTTCAACGTGGCCTATGACGGCGGTGAGGTAGCGCAACGGGCGGAAATCCGTGCGGCGATCTTGTTCGACACTGATGTCATGGATTTGCCCGCAGAGGGTCTGACCAACGGCGGCTGCACCTACTGCGCCTTCAAGGAGGAATGCAGCGCCATTCAGGTTGCCAAGGGCGAGAAGCGCAAGGCCGACAAGCCGTCGATGCCCGTCTTCGCCCCTCGCGGCATCACTGAGTCAGTCAGAGAATACGGCTCCATCAAGGAGCAGATCAAGGATTTGGAAGCCCGCGCAGACGATCTGGCGGCTACCATCAAGGAGTATGCAACAGCGGAGAACCAGCTTGAGTTCGACACTGCTGCCTACAGCGTCAAAGTCACGGAAGTGGCTGGGCGTAGGACACTGGATACTGCGGCCTATGAGAAGGCCACTGGAGTCAGTGCAGACGGGTTCTACAAGGTCGGAAGGCCGTCCGTCCGTCTGGAAGTCAAAGCAAAACTAGACACACAGCCATAGGAGATTAAACATGGCAAACGAAGTTACCACATCGCCATTCGGCAAACCTGTCGCCCTCGTCAACGCTCAAGCGATGGCAGATGCAGTCAGCGCATCCGCAGCGCAGGGCCAGATCGGCGGCGCACCTGACGGCTCCGTCTACCTCAACTTCACTGGTAAGCGCGGCGTTTACGAGTTCGGCAAGGACAAGGAAGACATCGACGCCAGCGAATTGTGGCTGGTCAACATTGCGTCCTTCGAGGATGGCTATGTTTGCTGGAAGGGCGGCAAGACTATCGCTACCCGTATGGCGAACATCTACGGCGATCAGCGCATCCCGCAGCCCGCTTCTGACGAGCAAGGCCCGTTCAACGCCTCGCAGGGCGAAGGCTGGTTCGCGGCGAAGTCGATGGTCATCAAGTCGCTGGAGGCAGACGACCGCCAAGGCTACTGGAAGATCAACTCCAAGAGCGGCGTAGCTGTCTTTGCTGACTTGCTCCAGCAAGTCGGTGAGCGTCTTCGCGCTGGCCGTCCGTCTTGGCCGCTGGTCAACTTGGGCAAAGAGAAGTTCGAGGCCCAAGGGCAGAAGAACTACAAGCCTGTGCTGACTGTCTACGGCTGGCTGTCTGACGCTGCCTGTGCAGAATTGGCGGCTGATCCTGACGCTGACATCGACGGGCTGATCCGCTCGTCGGAAGGCGGGGCTGGTGTTCCGGCAACTCGTCGTCGTCGCGGCGTCCTATAATAAAAATAGCCCCCAGTGACCAAACTGGGGGCTAAGTAACCTCGGCAGGGAGGCTGGTTCTGCTAGGACCAATCAGGATATTAGAGATATGGATAAGTCAGGTCAATACAAACTTGTGGCTTCGCACGAACAAGCGCAGCAAGTTATCAAAGAAATCACTGATTCTGGCGCTGTCCACGCGCTAGACTTCGAGACTACAGGGCTGCGGCCCTATGAGGCGAACGTGCGTCTGACTTGTATCAGCGGCCCCGCTGGCAACTACGTCATCGACCACTGGTTTTGCAAGCCGTTCAACTTCTACGCTAACGCGCTGGCAGACGCTTGCCCGTGGGCGGTGTTCAACGCTGGCTTCGAGGGGCGCTGGTTCGACTACGCCACTGGCGGGCCTGATGTCGTGCTGTTCGATGTCGGCGTCATGTCGAAGGCGAAGCTAGGCGGTCGCCCGCTGTCGCTGGCCGATATGGTCAAGCGCGATCTAGGCAAGGCCCGCGACAACAAGCATCTGCAAGTGTCGGACTGGTCGCAGGACGATTTGTCGCTGGAGCAGTATGACTACGGCTTCGAGGATGCAGAGGATACCTACAACCTCTATATGATGTGGTCTGCGGCGCTGACGGCGGAGCAGATGTCCGGATTCTATGTTCTCAATGACGCATGGCGCGGCACAGCGGAAATGGAAGACACGGGCATGACCATCGACGAGGAGCATCACAGCGGCCTGATTAAGATGTGGTCGCTGCGCCGCGATGTGGCTGAGAAAACCCTGCGACACTACACGCCGCCAGACCTGATTGCGAACCTTCGCTCAAAAAAGCAACTCTCTGACTTCATCAAGACTGTCATGGACGAGACAAGTCTAAAGGCGTGGCCCAAGACTGATAAGTCAGAGCAACTTCAGACTGACCGCAAGCAACTGCGTCAGGCGTCCTTTCGTTCCCCCTACCCATTCTCGCGCTGGCTCGCAGCACTGATGGTGTTCAATCGGGCGGACAAATACCTAAGCACCTACGGCGAGGTGCTGCTGAACAAGCAGAGGCTGGCAGGGCGCGTCTACGGGCGCTTCAACATCGCCCAAGCCATCACAGGCCGCTATTCGTCATCGAACCCAAACCTCCAGAATATCCCGCGCAATCCTATGGTGCGGCGATCCTTCATCGCGCCGCCGGACACTGAAATGGTGCTGGCCGACTACAGCGGTATCGAACTGCGCGTTTTGGCGGAAGTCAGCAACGACAAGCAACTGAAGCAAGATGTGATCTTTGGGGACGTTCACGCCGAATCGGCTATCACGCTGTTTCGCGTCGATCCCACGGACTTCAAGGCCCGCCTGAAGGCCAAAGACCCACGGGCTAAGGAGATGCGCTCCAAGGCCAAGGCGTTCAGCTTCCAGCTTACCTACGGCGCGGGCAACGCTGCTCTGGCTATGGTGCTGCGCTGTT